CATTACCGCCAATTTTGCAAGGTCTGCTCTTACAAGTCCCTTTCTGTTTCCAGTTGCTGACGGTGCTGCCGCCACTACATTGGCCCCAGTTGTGAAAATCTTATTTGATGCAGCCGTTACCGCCCAAATAAAAGCCATTTCGTCCGCTATTCTTGTATTAAGTGCCTTTACGTGGTCTTTAATAATATCCTGACGCTTGGAATAATTAGTCATCGCCTCGTTAACGTCCTCAATATGGATTGGGTTAGTTGCGAAAGCATCAACGTTGTACTCTAAAACGTCGTCAGTCCTTTGCGCTACAGATAAAGGAAACGAACTTGGGTTTTTTACAACCGTAGGCGCTGCCCCAGCCTGTGGAACCTGTACAACTCCAAACTGAGAACTTACGTTCGCGTCTAGTTTTGAACTTTTGTAAAATTCATTTTCAGGAAATAAGTTTTCCTGTATTTCTTTGCTAAATAATTTTGTAATTTGCTCAGCCATTTTAATAAAATTTAATTAATTAATAATTTAAGATATGTAATTATTTAAAAGCTCCTCGAATTTTTCGGGTTGCTCGTTTTTCATTTTTTCCAATTCTTTTGGTGCGTCCTGGCTCCAATTTTGAAAGTCCCAGTCTTTACGGTTTTCTGTTTCCTCGGGCTTAATTTCCTCCTCGATTTCCTCAGCCTTAACCGTTACTGTTAAAGAGTTTAAAAGCTCCTTTGTTTCGTCCAAGTTGTTAACCGCTAATTTTTGCCACGTTTCCACGCTTTCGGCTTTAATTAAACCGCTTTTTACTTTCTCGTTTATTAACTCGTTTGCGGCTAAATTTTGCAAGTCGTTAATTTTGCTTTTTAATTCCTCAGCCTCTTTTTTTGCTGCCTCTAAAGCCTCGGTTTGCTCTTCAAAAGAATTTTTTAATTCCTCAATTTTTAAAGCCTCGTTTTTCAGCTCCTTAACTGAGTTCAAAACCTGCTCTTCGTTGGCCTCATTTTCAAGCCCTAAAAAAGTAATTACCTCTTTCATTTTATTTGGTTTATTGTTATTATTTAAAAAATTGTTTGCTAAAATATAAAGTTCGTCTATCGTGTTGGTTGCGTCTAATTTTACAGCCTCGCCGCTGCTCTCAATACGGTCAAAAAATCCAAGGTTTAAAGCCTCCACGGCTGTAAATAAGTTTTCTCCACTTAAAAGCTTTTCGCTTTCCTCGTCACTTATTCCCGCCTTACTCTTTAAAATTGTTTTTAAAGATCCTTTCATTATCTCAATAAGCTTTTTGTCTGCAGCCCCGCCGCTTGGAACCTGTGGCCCGTGGGTGTGAAAAAGTCCATAGTCCATTATTACCCTTTCGTCCCCCGCTTGGCTTATCATTCCCGCCATGCTTGCCGCTATTCCGACAACTCGGGTTGTGGTTTTTCCTGGGTAGTCTTTAATTGATTGAAAAATTGAAAAGCCTTCTTTTATATTGCCCCCCTTGCTATTAATATCAATTACAACCTCTTTAACTCCCGCGCTGGCTAAAAACTCCATTTCACGGGCGAAAGTGTCGCCGTTTATACCTTTGTCGGGGTTTGCGTCTATTGGACGGCGTAAACTCATTTTTACGGCCTCATCGTCCTTTTTATAGTTTGTTATGTAGTCAAAATTTTCCAATATTATAATATTAACTTATTTTGTGTTATTAATGTTACTAAAAATAATTAACTTGGGCCAAAATGGGCCAAAAATTAAAGATATGGCAATAAAAAAAGAATTTAAAGTTTGGCTTCATGGTCGGCGGCGGTTGCTGTTTGAACGAACTAAAAAAGAAAAAGGCCTTTCAAATGCGGCCTTTTTACGTATGTTAATTGATTTCTATTTTGATAATAAAAAATAATTATGGGGTAATGTCCATAAATTTATTATTATTTACGTATTCGTGTTGCATTCCATATCTTGAATCGTATATAATAGCGTTTATCGTAACTCTTAACACTCCCGTTGGAAATGTTCCCGTACTTCCTCCCCTTGGCCCTATGCTAATATTTCCCGTCGGGCCTAAGTTAATGTAAAAATCACTAAAATAAGTTGCGTTTGTGTTGCTATCGGACGCCATGTGTGGCAACGGGTAAGAGTTATTCACTGCCCCCCTTGATCCTAAGGCTATACTAAAAGTCCCAGGCTGTAAAGTGCCAATTGTTTCAATACCACTCCCTCCCGTTACTGTTCTTGTGCATGTCCCCCTTATTTCTATCACGCCAGGCCTTACAAGTCTTGAGCCAATAACATCGGGAAAAATTGAGTTGAATGGGTTTGTTCCTGTCCAATTTGCGCCAAAACTAGCAAAGGGCAAAAATTTTGGATAACTAACGCCCGAGCCTAAGCCAATCAACCCCCGTGCGGCCTCCACTGTAAAATATTTTTCAGTTTCCCCCGCAAAGGATGCGCCAGCGCCTAAGGTAATAAAAACAAAGTCTTTTGTCAGGTCTGCGCTTGCTAGCGGCTCAGTAGTAGGCCCATTTGCCCCCGTGTCGCTTAGTGTTGCATTTACGCCAAACTCTACTTTAAACTCTTTACTTGATCCGTCCGCAAATACTCGGCTTTCTGTAGTTGCTGAGCCCTTTCCTAAATATAAAAATTTTTGTGCTGAGCCACTCGAACAGTCAAACGTTCCGCCCGCATAAAAGCAAATTTCGCCCTCTAGCAATACAAAACCACTGCTAACCGTTACCGCTGAGGCTGTGGCGTTGTTATAATTTAAACCGCTTAAAATTAAGCCGCTCCCGTGCATTTTTTCGGTAGTGGTTGCCGTTCTATAATATTCGTAAATAGGTAAACGCCTCCTTAAATTTTCGTTTGTATTAATAAAGTCGGCCTTTGCGTTTATTTGTAGCCCGAGAATGTCGTCCCCAAAAAAAGGCGCCCCGCCTATGTCGGTTTTATTTGAAATGTTTTTTAAGTCTTTTACTTTCGTTTTATAAGTTGCCATGTTAGTAAGATATTATAATATAATTAGTTGAATAAGGCCGCAAGCGGTCAACTTCAGCCCTTATTTTTGCCTCGCCGTTAGCTGAGTAAATCGCCGCGGGTACGTATACTTTAAAATCGTTGTTTGCCTGGGCCTCGCTTTGGTTGTAAAAGGTGGCCGCCGCTTGCCCCTCGCTTTGGTTGTAAAGTGTTATTTGTGGGTAGCCCTCAAATTGGTTAAAAAAAGTTATTGGTGGCTTGTCGTCGCCCGTGTTATCAATATAAATTAAGGCGGGGGCCGTTGTGTTAAAAACCTCGTTTAAAACTGCCTCCAATATTATTTTTTGGCCGTTTTGCTTGCTTTTTGCCAAAACCTGGGGCCTGTAGGTTGTAAATACTTCCTCATGTAAAGTTTTTACAGGGGTTAAATTCGCCCCTAAAAAAGCTTTCATTATTGGCGCCCGCTTGTCAGGGGGTAAAAACTCGTTAATAAAAATGTTATAATCTAAACTATAAAGGCTCATTTTTAGCTGTTTAATGTCATTGTTATCGTATCGTTAAAAGTGTTCCCGCTCGTGTCTTCCTCGATTATATACCCCGCCGCCGTTACATAAGAGCGGTTAACAGTTACAACCGCCCCAGTGATTGGAACACTTGAGGGCCTAGCAATTAAAACCACTCCCAAAGTATTAACGCCAGTAACTCCGCTAACTGCTTGGATTGCGTCAATTATTTGCTCTCTTATAATTGTCCCGTCAAAATTAGTAATTGAAACACTTGATAAATAATTTTTAATGGCTACAATAATAGCCGCTTTTACCGTTGCCTCCACGAATTGGCCATCGTAAAAAATTTCCCCAGTAAATTTTAAACGGTCTGCGAATAGGCTTGAAGTGTCTATTGCAATACCCACGAATCCTATTTGATCAAGGTAGGATATAAGCGCGTTTAATTCTTGAGTCACTAAGGGGGTTAACCCTCCCGCGCCGTCGTCCTTTGCCACTTTTACAAGTACCCTGTTATTCACTTGCTCCACAATTGCAGCCCGCGTAATTATTCTTTTTGTTGCGTCAACTACAGGGTAGGCCGCCTTTCCATCAATTACACTAATAACTTGAGGGCTCGCCGCGTCATATTGAAACTCTAAAACTCTTTTTTGTAGCCAGTCGGCCGTTCCTGGGACTGCCTCCCGTGCTATTTGCTCAAGCTCCAATTTGAAAACGTCCCAAAGTTGCTCTTGGGTTTCAATAGCTGAGGCGGTTATCCTTGTCCAAAGCCTCCAAATTGCCACGGCGCTGGGGCTTGTAAGCGTGTTTAGTGTCGTGTCCGCTGTTTTTGCAGCTATAATTTCGTTTTGTATTTGCGTTACTGTTCTCGCCATTGTTAAAATTTTATTGGTCGTTTACGTCCTTAGCTGTCCTTATTCCTGGCTTAGTGCTTGGGTTTATTACTATGTCGTCCGTAATATCCAAGGCCGTTATTTGGTGGGTAGTTGCCCCGCCGTCTATATATTTAGTGTCGTCTAATATGTCGGTTGTATAGTCTTGAATAAATACGTAAAAATTAGTGCGGGCCTCGTCTGTTTGCTCGCTGCGCCTTTTTAGGGTGTTAAATCCGTTTGCTTTGTAGCCTTGGAAAGTTTTATAAACCTTTTGCTTTAAATCAAATAAATTTAACACGGTTGTATTATTGCTCGCCCTCCCTTTTGTTAAGCTTTTGGCAATGTAAAAACGTAAAACCACTTCGCTGGTCTTTTGCACTCCCGCGCCGCCGTCCGCAAATGTTACGCCCTCAGGAAAGCCAATAAACAAGGCGGGGAATTTAATAATATCCGTTAGTCCCTGTTCGTTTTTGTTAAAATCGTCGTTAAATAAAGCCACGGTTTTAAACTCGGGCAAGTCTGCGCCTATCTTTGTCATTATGTCTTCAATTAAAAATCTAAACATTATTTAAAACCTTTTTTAATTTTCTTTTTTATTAAGTTAACAATTCTTTTGTCAGTTGCATTACTTGGGCCCAAAAATTGGCGCTTTGGCATTGTAAAACCGCCACTTCTTGCAAATAAACCAGGGCCTGCCATTGTTTTGCGCCCCCCCGCTCTTAAACCGTAATTGTGTACGCCCGCGTAAACCGCCGCTTTGCCCTTGCTGCCTATTGTTACTCGTTTATTACTTACGGTTATTCTTTTAATTGATCGCCTTAAACGTCCCCCGCCCTCGTCTGCGGGCCCTACCAAAATGGCTCGCCCTGTATCTCTTTTTTTTCTCGGTTTCCAAGGCTTAACACTCCGATCCATAAACCCTTGGCGCTTAAAATTGGTTTTTGCCTCGTTTACGGCTATGTTTCCAATTAATTTCATTATACCCACAAACTGTTTTACTACGCCCCTGGCGTCTTCCTTCATTGCTTTACTTAGTGGGTTTTTACCTTTGTATATTGCCATTTACTTGGGTTTTTCCGCTCCCTTAGGGAAAGGCAAATTAAAATTTTTATCTTTTAACTCCTTAAATTGGTCTTCGACTATAAAATAAGGGTGTTGAGGGCCAAATAAAACTTTTTTCTTGCCTACGTTCATTTCCATGCTTGGCGGAACCTCAGGCAATTTAACCGCTCCCAAGTTGCTAGGCGTGGCCTCCTCGTCCTCCTGGTCTACGTCGCAGCGACAACGCCAGCCGTTTGGTGGATAGTAAGTGTCCCAAAATGGATCATTAACGGGCCGAGTAANGCCGTCTAGTGGTCGGTGTGACTCCCTTACTCGCTCGTCCCCGACGGTGCTATAAGTTAAAAATGGTAATACGTCTTTGTCCTCCTCGATATCCTGCCACTTGCTGGCCATAGTTGCCGAGTTCTCAGCTTGAAAAATCTCAGTTTTTAACCAAGTTTGATTATAAGTGTTAAAAATTTCCTTTGCCTTGGCCTCATACTCCTTAAAAGGTACGCGGCGCCCCTGGTTGTCGGCTATAAAGTCCGACATTTCCCGCACCTGGTTAAAAGTTTTTGCCCCACTAAATACGTGGGCGTTATGCTTTAAACTTCTTAAAAAATCTTTGTCGTAAGTGTCGGCGGCTTTGCCTACGGCCTTGAGGCCCTTATCCATTCCCTTGGTTAACTCCTTAGCAATTCTAAAATAAACGCTTTCGGGTAAATTTTCAACGGTATATTTTCCACTATAAACGCCGTTTACTACGTCCGAAATTGTCAGCTCGTCCCAGTTTATTGGCGGGACGTCCTCCTCGCCCAGGTTGTTAAAGTCTTCAATAGTTCCGCAGCATACGCCACAAAACGGCTCATTTTCTAGTATTGAAAGGGCTTTTTTTTTACCCCCAAAGTGTTGGTTAAATTTTCGGGCTCAGCCTCGGCCTCGGTGGTTTCCTCCAATGGCGTGCCGTAAGTTTCGGTAATATAGTCCCCTGGTATTTTATATTTTCCCGTTTGGATTAGTTTTATGTCCCTTTCGAATTGCTCGGCCTTGCTTACCCTTTCGGCGTCGTCCCACTTCCAATAACCATTAATGTTAAAACCGTGGTATTTATTAAGCCATGGAATAAGCTCGTTATTTACCATTTCTTGAATAAATAGACTGTCCTCTTTATCGATTGCCTCTAATGTCCTTTCGTGTACTTCCGCTTGGCTTCTTGAGCTGCCCGAGTCCATAACCATAGTGGAGCCTAAAATAAGCTTGCTTATTTCACTATTTGCCCGCTCAATTAATTTGTCGTAAACCTCGTAAGCATCCGTTTTTTTGTCCCCGATAAAGTCTAGCTCGTCGTCATGGTTAAAAACCCCGTAAGCATTGCGGCCCATGTTTTCCAACATAAAATACATGTTATCTCTTAAAGCCTCGTTTCTTATGTCAGTTTTTCCAAGCCTGAAAGGGGCCCCGAAAAGCTCCGAAAACTCAGCCCAAGCCGCTTGGGTTGTTTTCTTGTAAATCATCATAGGCGCCGCCTTAGCAAATAGGCCCAAGTCGTCGCCCCTACGCCCTACAAATTGAACCCAGGGGGCAAATTTACCGCTTTTAATAGGTATTAAGGGGGCGTTACTATAAGCGCTTTTACGCACTGCCATTTTTTGGGGGTAAACGTATTCGCGGGGCACTAACTTAACATAGTCAAAGCCATTTTTTACCCTGTCGCCAAATTGGATAAGTGAATAACCATAAAAACGGCTATCCAATGAAAATTTTATATAATCACGGAACCAAATCGAGTTAAAAATATCGCTTTCGTCGTCTATCTTTTCTCCCTCCTCATTACATACTTTATAGTCTTTTGAAAGGGTGCGGCTTTTTCTTGTTTCAATTGCGGCGGTNAAATGCGGATCTAGTGCAATGTCGTTGTAAACTCTTATAAGTTCCACGGTCGTAGGGTTGTTNACGTCCTCCCAGCTTTCAAGNCCTATTTTCCAGTTGNNTATNTCCATTCCAAAGCGGCTTAACTGAGTATTAACCACTTTGCGCATAATTTCGCGGGCCTTGCGGGTTTCCGCTGCCACTGCCTTAGTTTTAAATATGTCAAATAAACCCATAATTAAAAACTTTGATTACCTTTTTTTGTTTGACTTCCCCAACGTAGTGGCCAACCCTCTTCCTTGGCTTCGTCGTTAGTTGTAAGAGTTACATTTAAGCGGCCCTTAAAAACGTCGTCCAACCATTTCTCGGCCTCCTGGTGGGCGAACTCTCGGCCCTCGGGTAGTACGTCAATATGAACCCTTTGGAATAGGTTAAAAATAGCTAAATTAATGGCGCACTTCATTAAGCCCCTATGTCTGTTCGTTCCTGTCTTTGCGTATTCCGTTGTGAGGTTATAACGTGGGCTTATTTTTTCCCTTATTCTGTCCTCGGCGTCCTCGATTGCCTCGGTCACTATTGTATCAGTGCTGTCCGTTAGCTGGTCAATTGTTGACTGCTCCAAATATCTATATAAGTCTGTCTTAATAATAAACGCCATAATTTAGTAAGATTTGCGCCTTTGCCTAGTCCCAAATATAGGCTTTTTTACCATTCCGCCGCCT